GGTGATACTCTTCTAGTGCATCATAATGTGTTTAAGTTTTATAATGACATGAAAGGCAGGCAGCAAAGCGGCAAGAGCTATTTTAAAGACGATTTGTTTTTTATTGACAATGATCAGTTTTATATGTACTATCATAATAACCAGTGGTATAGCCATGACCGTTATTGTTTTGTAAAACCAATTAAAAAAGAAGATTCATATATTTATAAGCGTGGTAATGAGGAGCCTTTAGTGGGCACAATGATTTATCCAAATAAATATTTATTATCTCAAGGAGTTTACAATGGTCAAAAGGTTGTGTTTAAACCTGATAGTGAATACGAGTTTGACGTGGATGGAGAAAAGTTGTATAGAATGTTTGATCATCAAATAACATTAATGGTATGAGTTCAGAAATATTAAAGCTACAGATTATAGAAGCTGGAAGAAAAGCTGTAGAACAACTTATAAAGGTTGCTAAAGAAAATATAATAAAGCCTGATCCAGAAGATGAGCTTGCAGCAGATAGACTGAAGAATGCAGCCGCGACAAAAAAATTAGCTATATTCGATGCGTTTGAGATACTTAATAAAATTGATGTAGAACAAGAGAATATAGAGATGGCGGTTAACAAAGATAAACCTGAAACAAAACAAGGCTTTGCAGAAAGAAGATCAAAATAAAATATACAGTGATGTACAAGGTTTTATTCCCTCTGTTGTATTAAAAAGAAAGAATAAGAATCGCTCATGGCTTTATGGGTATGATGAAAAATATAAACTTGTTATTATATCACGNACTGGACAAATAGACCAAGTCGTTGANATTAATGGTTTATATATAGCATTACCAGCAGCTGATAAAGAAATAAATAAAAGATCAGNATCTAAAGTGGATCAATACTGGGAGAGAAANNCTATACCAAAAGAGCTTTCTAGAATAAACTCTATATTTCAATGGAACGANATGCCTTCTTTATTTAAAGATAAGTGGGTTGACTATATTGAGGAAGAATTTGACAGAAGAGAGTTAGGATATTGGTTTTATAANAAAGGCATCCCTACATACATGACCGGATCTCACTATATGTATTTACAGTGGACAAGTATAGATGTAGGATATCCAGATTTTCGCGAGGCCAATAGAATATTTTTTATTTATTGGGAGGCTTGTAAGGCAGACAATAGATGTTTTGGCTTAGACTATTTAAAAATACGTAGATCAGGATTTTCTTTTATGGGTTCTTCAGAGTGTGTTAATACAGGAACGTTGGTAAAAGATTCTAGGGTGGGCATACTATCTAAAACTGGTTCTGATGCTAAGAAAATGTTTACAGACAAGGTGGTGCCAATAGCTAATCGATTACCATTCTTTTTTAAACCTATTCAAGACGGCATGGATAAACCAAAGACTGAGCTTGCTTTTCGTATACCAGCCTCTAAAATTACTAAAAAGAATATGTATGACACTGTAGATGATGAGCTCTATGGTTTAGACACCACAATTGACTGGAAGAATACAGATGAAAACTCCTATGATGGTGAAAAATTATTGCTGCTTGTACACGATGAAAGTGGTAAGTGGTTGAAGCCTAATAATATATTAAACAATTGGAGGGTAACTAAAACATGTTTACGATTAGGAAGTAAGATTATTGGAAAGTGTATGATGGGGTCAACTTCAAATGCTCTGGGTAAAGGTGGAGCTAACTTTAAAAAGTTATTTGAAGATTCAGATATATCTACACGTAATTCAAATGGTCAAACTAAGAGTGGTATGTATTCTTTGTTTATTCCTATGGAGTGGAACATGGAAGGCTTTATAGATAGGTATGGAATGCCTGTATTTTATAAGCCAGAGAAACCAGTGCTAGGGGTTGATGGTGAAATGATATCCAATGGTGCAATTGACTACTGGCAAGCGGAAGTAGATTCACTTAAAAAAGATCCTGATGCACTAAATGAATTTTATAGACAGTTTCCTCGAAGTGTATCTCATGCGTTTAGAGATGAAAGTAAATCTTCTTTATTTAATTTAACTAAAATATATCAGCAAATAGATTACAATGATTCTCTGATTCTAAATCAACACGTTACTAGAGGTAAGTTTTACTGGAAGGATGGCGTAAAAGATACAGAGGTTATATTTACTCCTGATCCAAACGGCAGGTTTAAAGTGTCTTGGACTCCTAATAAAGGGCTGACAAATAAAAAACAATCAAGAAACGGAACATTCTATCCTTTAAATGAGCATATAGGCGCATTCGGTTGTGACTCCTATGACATATCTGGAACAGTAGGAGGTAGAGGATCTAATGGAGCGCTTCATGGACTGACCAAGTTTAGTATGGAGCAAGCTCCTAGCAATGAGTTTTTCTTAGAGTATGTGGCTAGACCACAAACAGCTGAGATATTTTTTGAAGAGGTGCTTATGGCTTGTGTGTTCTATAGTATGCCTATACTTGTGGAGAATAATAAACCTAGACTTTTATACCACTTTAAAAATAGAGGGTACAGAGGTTATAGCATGAATAGGCCAGACCGTCATTTTAATAAACTTTCCAAAACAGAAAAAGAGCTAGGAGGTATACCAAATACTTCAGAAGATGTAAAGCAATCACACGCAGCAGCTATTGAATCTTATATTGAAAAATATGTAGGATTAGATTTAGATGGTGTTTACCGTGATACTACTGAAATGGGAACCATGTATTTTATGCGTACCTTAGAGGAGTGGTCAAGGTTTGATATAAACAATAGAACACAGTTTGATGCTAGTATTAGTTCAGGTTTGGCGGTAATGGCTAATCAGAAGAACCTGTATTTGCCTGAACAAAAACAAACCAAAATAAATCTTAACTTTGCAAGGTATACTAATAATGGAATATATAGCGAATTAATAAAATAGATGAAAGAAGTTAATATTAATATTTCATCTGTAGGTTTTCCTAGTCAGTTTGTATCAGACGCAGAAAAAGCCACCGATGAGTTCGGGCTACAGATAGGGCAAGCGATACAATACGAATGGTTTAGAAAAGATTCAAATGGTTGTAGATATTATAGCCAATGGAGAGACTTTAACAGATTAAGACTTTATGCTAGAGGTGAGCAGTCTATAGCTAAATATAAAAATGAACTATCAGTTGATGGTGACTTGTCTTATTTAAATCTTGACTGGACCCCCGTCCCTATACTTCCAAAATTTGTAGATATTGTTGTTAATGGTATGCAAGACCGTCTTTTCAAAGTAAAAGCTTATGCTCAAGATGCATTGTCCCAATCAAAAAGGAGTAAGTACCAAGACATGATAGAGGGTCAGATGGCTGCTAAGCCAGTGCTGACAACAATAAAAGAAGAAACAGGATTTGATCCGTTTATAATGGATCCCGATGAGTTGCCTGCTTCAGATGAAGAACTTTCATTATACATGAACCTGAACTACAAGCCAGCAATAGAAATAGCTGAAGAAGAGGCTATAGACACTATGTTTGCTGAAAACCATTATGAAGATATCCGTAAGCGCATAGATTATGACCAAATGGTTGTGGGCGTGGGAATGGCTAAACACGAGTTTCTTCCAGGATCAGGTGTCCAAGTATCTTATGTAGACCCTGCTAATGTGGTATATAGTTATACTGAAGATCCATTCTTTAAAGATTGTTTCTATTGGGGTGAAATAAAAACAGTCGGTATTAGTGAGCTAATAAAAATAGACCCTACCCTAGACAGGGAGCAATTAGAAAAAATATCTCAATATAGCCAGAGCTGGTATGATTACTTTAATACAGCTCAGTATTATGAGAACGATATCTTTTATCGTGACACATGTACTCTTATGTACTTTAACTATAAGACTACTAAAAAAATAGTTTACAAGAAAAAAATAAACGAGGGTGGTGCAACTAGAATGATAGAGAAGGATGATACCTTTAATCCGCCAGAAGAAATGCTTGAAGAAGGAAACTTTGAAAAGATAGAAAAGACTATTGATGTATGGTATGACGGTGTAATGGTTATGGGCACAAATATTATTCTCAAGTGGGAGCTTGCCAAGAATATGGTTAGACCTAAGTCTTCATCACAACATGCATTACCTAACTATGTAGCTGTAGCTCCAAGAATGTACAAGGGTGTTATCGAATCTCTAGTAAGACGCATGATTCCTTTTGCGGACTTGATACAGATGACTCATTTGAAGCTACAACAAGTAATTGCTAAGGTAGTTCCAGATGGTGTTTACATTGATGCTGATGGTCTAAATGAAGTAGATCTTGGGACTGGCGCAGCATATAATCCAGAAGATGCACTACGTTTATATTTTCAAACGGGTAGTGTTATAGGGAGAAGTTATACTCAAGATGGCGAATATAACCAAGGAAGGGTCCCTATTCAACAGCTTACTAGTAACTCTGGAGCTTCTAAAACGCAAATGCTTTTAGCTAACTATAATCATTATCTAGATATGATAAGGTCAGTAACTGGCCTTAATGAAGCTAGAGATGGGTCTACTCCTAATCCGGACGCTTTAGTTGGCGTTCAAAAACTAGCAGCATTAAGTTCAAACACAGCTACCCGACATATATTAGACGGAAGTCTTTACATATATCGTACGTTAGCTGAAGCGTTAACGTATAGGGTAGCTGACATTTTAGAGTATGCTGATTTCAAAGATGACTTTATTAATAAAATAGGCAAGTATAACGTAAGTATACTAGGAGAAATTAGTGAGCTATATATTTATGACTTTGGTGTGTTTATAGAACTATCACCAGATGAAGAGCAAAAAGCTATGCTTGAGCAGAACATTCAAATGGCTTTATCTAAACAAGATATTAATCTTGAAGACGCTATTGATATTCGTGAAATTAAAAACTTAAAACTTGCCAATCAATTGTTAAAGGTTAAACGTAAGTCTAAGCAGGAAGCCGACGAAAAAAGAGAAATGCAGAAACAGGCTATGATCTCACAACAACAGCTAAAGTCTCAAGAAATGTCAGCGCAAGTTGCAATTCAGAAAATTAATTTAGAGGCTCAAGCTCAGATGAAAATAAAACAAGCTGAGATTGCTTTTGAAATAGAGAAACAAAACAATGAGGCCAACCTTAAGTCTCAACTTATGAAACAAGAATTTGCTTATAATCAGCAACTTAGGAATGTTTCAGAAAATGCTTTAGCCTTTAGAGAAGGCGCTAGAGAAGACGCTAAAAAAAATAGAATTAGCCAACAAAATACTGAACAATCTCAATTAATTAATCAAAGAAAAAACAATTTACCTCCTAAAACATTTGAATCAAATGAGGATTCTATGGATGGTTTTGATCTCGCAGAGTTCGATCCTAGGTAGGTAAAAGCGTGTTTCTTTTTTTATTAATTTTGTAATAAATCAAATCTAATCAAATGGAAATGCAAGTAAGAGAAGTAACTGACGTTGTAGAGAAGTCTAAACAACAGATAGAACAAGAATTATTAGACAAACATGAAGCTCAACAAAAATTAGAGTTTGATGATGGTGATAAAAAAGAACAGGTAGATTCAGTTAAAGTTTCGGAGCCTGAAGCAAAATCCGAGCAAGGCCAAGAAGAGGTTTCGGTTGAAGAACCCAAAGAGGAGATTAAACAAGAACCTACGCCTGCAGAATTAAACGAAGAACAAGTTCTTTCATTTATTGAAAAAAGATACGGTAAGCAGATAAATTCTTTAGAAGAATTAACAGCTGAAAGAGAAGAGTCCGAGACCCTTCCTGAAGATGTAGCTGCTTATTTTAAGTACAAAAAAGAAACAGGAAGAAGTTTGGAGGATTACGTTAAGCTACAGCAAGACTTTTCCCAAATGAATCCTGACTCTTTGCTAAGAGAGTATTTAACTGTAACTGAGGAAGGTTTAGACTCTGAAGATATAGACTCCTTGATGGAGGACTATGAATCAGACGAGGAACTAGATGATCCTGCAGACATTAAAAAAACAAGATTAGCAAAGAAAAAAATTATTGCTAAAGCTAAAAAATTCTTCAAAGAACAGCAGGAAGTCTATAAACAGCCTCTTGAGTCAAGGGAAAGTTCAGCCTCTCAGAATGAAGAGTTCAAAGCTTACAAGCAATATGTGAATGAAGCTAAAACGCAACAAGAGGAAAGTAACCGTAAATCACAATGGTTTGCGAAAAAAAGTGACGAAGTCTTTAGCACTGAGTTTAAAGGTTTTAAATTTAAAGTTGACGAGTCCGATATAACTTTTTCTCCAGGTAACGCTTCTGAGTTAAGAAAAGCTCAAGATACGCCTATGAATTTTGTAAATAAATTCTTGGATGAATCGGGTATGCTTAAAGACGCAGAAGGATACCACCGCTCTTTAGCTATAGCTATGAATCCTGAAAAGTTTGCTCAGTTCTTTTATGAACAAGGCAAATCAAATGCGACGGAAGATGTGATACGTAAAACTAAAAATATAAATATGAGTGAGCGTACTGCACCAGAGGTTTCAACAAAAGGAGGAATGCAAGTGAAAGCAGTCTCATCGCCTTCAAGCAATGGACTGAGAATAAAAAGTATAAAACGAAGTTAAATTAAAATTTAAAATTAAATATTATGGCTGGACAAGTTAAAACAACTCCAACTTTTGCGCTAACGCCGAGTTCAGAAAGAACTCCAACAGCTCAAAACTATTTGACCAATGCAGATTTCAATTGGTTAAATCAATATTTACCAGACACTTACGAAAAAGAATTCGAGCGTTATGGTAACAGAACAATCTCTTCATTTCCTACGTATGGTAGGTGCTGAGATGCCTACTAACTCTGACCTTATCAAATGGGCTGAGCAAGGTAGATTACATACTAAATACACTAATGTTGGATCTGGCGGCGCTGGAGCAGCAGATCAAGTTGTATTTCAAGTAAATGATGTGCTAGACCCAACGGCTGCAGAACAAGTTATTCGTGTTGGACAAACAGTAGTTATTGTACAAAATGACGGATCAGGTTCAAACAAAGCTGTAATTAGTGCAGTAAACAATGCCGGTGGTGGTAGAGGACAATTTACAGCTGATTTTTATGAGGCTGGTGGATTAGTAACTGCAGGAACTGGAGCAGGTAATGCTGATGTTACAGTATTTATCTACGGATCAGAATTTAAAAAAGGAACTGCAGGAATGCAAGGTTCTCTTGAATCAAATGATTTTATCTTTGACAACAAGCCAATTATTATTAAAGATACTTACAATGTATCTGGATCTGATATGGCTCAAATTGGATGGATTGAAATCACAACTGAGGATGGTGGAACAGGATACCTATGGTACCTAAAATCTGAGCATGAAACAAGACTACGTTTTGATGACTTCTTAGAAACAGCAATGATTGAAGCTGTGCCTGCTGAGACTAACTCAGGAGCTGCTGCTATTCTTGGTAGTGCTGGTGGTGCTGCTGATCCAGGAGCTGGATCTGATGGTATTTTCTATGCTGTACAACAAAGAGGTAATATCTGGGACGGTGGAAACCCAACAGTATTAGCTGATTTTGATAATGTAATTAGTCGTCTAGACAAGCAAGGAGCAATTGAAGAAAACGTATTATTCGTTGATCGTCAGTTTGCTTTTGATATTGATGATATGTTAGCTGCACAAAACTCTTACGGAGCGGGTGGTACTTCATATGGTCTTTTTGACAATGACGAAGAGATGGCGTTAAACTTAGGTTTCTCAGGATTCCGTAGAGGTTATGACTTCTATAAGACTGACTG